AGAAAGCCCTATAAAATTTATAATGAGATTTATTAACAATAAACATTCTGCTAGAACACTAAAACATTCTGACCGTAGCAATGTCAATCAAAATAACAATTCTGATTTTATACTTGGTAGTAGTAGGGAACATGTTAAAGTAAAAGAATTATTTAAACCATTTGCAGATAAAAAAATAGTATGGTGTAGTATTGGGCATTCTCTACATTATTTTTTACAATACAATCCTATTATTGATGTTAAATTAGAAGATGATGAGTATCTATTTTTATCAAGTTCTCAAGAAATAGATTATATGTCTAGAACTGAAAAGGCATTGATTGAAACTTTATGGGCAAGTGATATAGACCCTAAGCAAGTTTGTGTAGTGAATAGTAATCACTTAGGAAAAACTTCATATCTTAAATATGTTTATTGGGAATACTTTGAAACTGCTGTTAGACAATTAGAACATAACGAAATAGATGTTAATAAAAAGACACACAATAAAAAGTTTTTGTGTTTAAATAGAATACTAAGACAACACAGAAAAGATTTTATGTATGCAATGAATGATTTAAATCTTTTAGAACATTTCAACGCTTCATTGTGGGATGATAAATTAAGTTTACGATATGACACAGCAGATAATGATACCAATTGGTGGTATAGTATAAATGAAAAGTTTTCTTATGAAAACACTTTATGGGTTATTACTGAATCTGTTTTTAACAATGATGATAACTTAACATTTTTAAGTGAGAAAACATTTAAAACAATTTTATTAAAGATGCCGTTTATTATCATTGGTCAACCATACACACTAAAAAAATTAAAATCATTAGGATATAAAACTTTTAACCATATGTGGGATGAAAGTTATGATGAAATACGAGATACTAATAAAAGAATGAATGCCATCATTAAGTTAGTATCACATTTAAGTACAATTGATTTAAAACAATTAGTTGTTGACAATTACGATATATTAGAATACAATTATAAAAACTTAATGATGAGAAGACCAGAACAAACATTGTTAGATACTATGGAGAAAATATAAATGGACTTATTTAAAAAGACACCAAAAATCTTTTCATTAGAAATAGAAAAGTTAGCATCAGAAAAGAGAATGACACACTTGGATGCAATACTATATTACTGTGATAAAAATTCACTAGAAGTAGAGAGTGTTAAAAAGTTAATTACAAAAGGACTAAAAGATAAAATTGAAGTCAATGCTAGAGAATTAAATTTACTGATAAGTGATAATAATGTTGGTGTAGGTAAATTGCCCGTTTAATGGAAGCGGCTGATGTCTATTTAATGTATTGTGCTTTAAAAGCACATTTTAGTAGAGAGAATTACGATTACCATCAATATGGTGGGAAAACAAAAATAAAAAGAGATAGTTACTATAAGAGAAAAGACAGATTCTTTTTTGCACGATTAGCCAGAAAGTATCAAACAAAGGAAGAGATAGAAAACTATCTAGTGTCCAATTATGTCGCATGTAAGGGTGGCTGGGTCGGTAAGTTTGAGGATGATGTTTATATAAATTGGAAAAAAAAGACACAGTCTTTATCATATACATTTATCAATGAAATAGAACCTTATGCTAATAGGTTTGAGGAATTATTTAAATGGGAAGATACACACCCACTATTATTAAGAGAATATCTAGGTAAAAGAATATCAATGGAAACAATGATTATATTAGACGAATTGACGCATTTTCAAAAGAATTGGAAAGACAATGATATGATTTGGAAAGATATAAAAAAAATCTTAAATAATTATAAAAAGTTCTTGACAATAGACAAGAATAAGTGTAAAGTAGCTTTAATTAACATAGTAAAGGAATATAATCATGAATGATTTGAAACAAGCCTTAGAAAACGCAGGTGTCGATGAACTTGAACTTGCAAAACAAAGAATAATATCTTTGGAAGAAACAGTCAAAGAATTGGAATTTGATTGTGCCTTATATCAAAGGCAATTGAGTGACCTCGGTCAGAAATTTGCAAAAATTACTAATCGACCTTTTAAGAAGCCATTTGTTAAGAGAGCAAATACAAACTACACGCCTAGATAATCATGAAACACGAACATAGACTTTTTACGATAGGTTGCTCATTTACCAAATATGATTGGGATACTTGGGCAGATTATGTCGGTTCGTTTTACAAAGAACACATAAACCTAGGGGTACCCGGTGCAGGTAATCAATTTATTGCAACAGAACTAACTGAAGCAATTTTAAATTATGATATAAATCCAAACGATAGAATTGTTATTGAATGGAGCAGTTGTGAAAGAGAAGACAGATATTTAAGTAAAGTGGATTTTGACTTACGTAAGTATCATTACTGGCGGATACCGGGTGCTATTACTCAGCAAGAATTTTATGATAAAGAATGGGTTGAAAAATATACAACAAAAGAACATTTTGTAAAAAGAGATTTTATGTTAATACACAATATGTTTAACACATTAAAATATCTTAAAATACCATTTGTCATGACATCAATGGTTGATATGTTTCCACCTCTTCTTGACCAATCATTACCACAAACTGAAGCATCACCACTCCAAATAATAAATTTATCTCTAAAGTATGGAGAAACGTTAGATGAAATAAAACCATCTATGAAAAAAATTATATTTAATAATAAATGGCCAAAAAGAAATGATAAACATCCTACAACTGAGGAACATGTGATGTATGCAAATGTTCAATTACAGGAAGTAATAAACAATGAGTGGTAAACACTTTGTTTATGGAAACGGCGAAAGTCGTAAGGGCTTTAAAGTATCGAATTACGGTGGTGTCTCATGGGGTTGTAATGCAATCTATCGAGACACACCAGTCGATAACTTAGTTGTCGTTGATTATGGAATGCAAGGCGAAGTCTATGATAGTGATTATGTAAAACAATATAAATGTTGGTTTACTGATTGGAACCCAGTTCCTAGTGACCCATTTATGTTAGAGAGTTTCAATCATGATTTTAAAGAAGAAGATAGACACACATACGGATTTGATTTAGGAACATGCGTTATTAATGGTTCACATGAAACAGTTGTGAACAATAAAATTAATTTAATTAAAAAAGGATTCCCACATTTAGACCCAGACGATTTGGAACTAAAAGTGAAAAAAGATTTAGGTCTTCATATCATTTACAATAATGAATCGAAAGACCTAATAGTACCAATTTACAACCCTAGAGATTGGTCTGCTGGAAGTACAGCAGTTAATCTTGCTTGTCAAAATGGTGCGAGTGAAGTGTATATGTTTGGATTTGACTTTTCGTCTTATGACGATAGTATAAATAATATATACAAGGATAGTAAGAATTACTTGCCATCAACGGCAAGAGGATTCAACCCTATCAATTGGAGATTTCAATTACATAAGACATTTGGAGAATATTCAGATGTTAAATTTAATTGGGTCGGGCATAAACACGATATCGTGGATACTGCCAAAAGACTAGATAATGTAAATCTATTAACATACGATAACATAGGAGACATACGATGACAATCGATACAATTCGAAAGAATAATTCACTTGACAAACTACTTGGTGCTGTCAAGGAAGAAAACCAACCCCAAGAAAAAAAATCATATAGCGATGAAAGGTTATGGAAACCTGAATTAGATAAGTCTGGTAACGGATATGCTGTTCTAAGATTTCTACCTTCCGTTCATGGCGAAGATTTACCTTGGGCGAAGGTATACTCTCATGCATTCCAAGGGCCAACAGGTCAATGGTTTATTGAGAACTCACTTACAACTGTCGGTTCAAAAGACCCTGTATCAGAATACAATTCTAAATTGTGGAATACAGGTGTTGAATCTGATAAAGAAATCGCTCGTAAACAAAAGAGGAAGTTATCATACTACTCAAATGTTTATGTTGTGAGTGACCCAAAACACCCAGAAAACGAAGGTAAGGTATTCTTATTTAAATATGGTAAGAAAATCTATGACAAACTTTTGGCTGCAATGCAACCAGAGTTTGAAGACGAATCACCTATCAATCCATTTGACCCATTCTCTGGTGCGAACTTCAAACTGAAAATTCGCAAAGTAGATGGCTATTGGAACTATGATAAATCAGAGTTCGAAGCACCTTCTAAGTTATTTGAAGATGAAGCAAAGACAGAAACAGTATGTCAAAAAGCATATGCACTTTCTGATTTTACTGCTACATCTAACTTTAAATCATATGAGGAATTGAAAACTCGTCTAGATGTTGTGCTTTCTGGTACAGTATCAGTCGGTAATGTCGCAGATGAGATTGCCGAATCTAAACCTAGTCAACCGAAAGAGGTCGCTCCAACAGAGATACCTTCAGCGGCTGCAAAGGATGAAGATACTGACGAAACAATGACTTATTTTGAGAAGTTAGCAAATAACTAATCTGGTCAAAATTGTCGCACCCTGTAAAAAGGGTGTTGACAATGTCCATTGTTTATGGTATATTAATATTAATAAACAAATAAGGAGTAATCATAATGATTAACTTTTTCAAAACACTAGAATCAACAATTGATAACAAAAAGGAGAATATCATGGGAAGAAAAAAACTAGCAAACTCAACAAAGTTTCTTAATGCACTATTAAGAGGCGACACAGTAACTTGGTCAGACGCAAAGGCAAACTTTGCTCTTACAAGACCTAGAGCAGTAGTAGAAAAACTACGTGAAGAAGGTCATTGTGTGTATGCAAACAAATCCGTAAAGAACGGAACATCATACAGAATTGGAAAACCTTCCAAAGAAATCATCGCTGCAGGTTTAGCTGCACTTGATGGCGTATATGCATAATTAATTTTAATTATAATTTTAAAGAGGGGGCGCTTAGGCGCCCTTTTTTGTATATATAATAGTACTAACTGTTTAGAAGTTTCACAGAAACCTCTCTAGGCAAACTCTAAAGGAGACAAAAATGACGACAAGTATTAACAATGATACGACAAGTATTAAAATAACAGAGGGTTTTACTTTTTCACCCAAAGATTTAGAATTATATAAAAAAGTAAATTCATCAAAAGAACGATTTCCACAAATCTATAAACACGAAAATAAAGGTAAAATTTATCAGGAGCTTGTTCCTATAGATAATATCAATATTCCAAATGAACTAACTCAAAGGGTTAGAGAAGGTGGTAATTCAGCAAGAAAAGATATTGAACTTGATATAAATCGAAAAGGATTTAATCTAGATGGTTTAACAATAGTTTTAACACCTGGTATTGGTAAAAAATATGATATAGTTGATGGTGTAACAAAAACACATATTCTTAGTGAAAAGGATGTTAAAAATGTACCAGCAACAATTATTGAAAATATTAGTGAACCAGACAGACTAAAATTAGGAATACAACTTAATCATAAAGATAAACCTTATGGTCAAGCTGATATTGGT